GAGCGCCCCCATTAAAATAGCCTACAACATCCTCAGCAATTACTCAGCGCTCACGGCGTTAGTTAGCACAAGGATAAACCCGTTACGAATCCCGCAAGAGTCTGCATTTCCTGCGATCAGTTACAACCTTGTCAGCGTTATTGCATCTCCCACCAACACAAGCCACAGCCGTACAGATTTTGCCCGGGTGCAGGTTAATAGTTTTGGCACCACGTTTGCAAGCGCCACAGCTGTAGCGGAAAAGGTAAGGGCTGCATTTGAGGCGGCAACATTGCCGGGCATATTTAATACAGTTAAATGCCAAGCGATTGAATTTGACAGCGAAGTGCAACTAACCGACGACGAAGCGGGCTTTGCTGGCATTTACCAAGTCTCTCAGGACTTTATAATTAATTACACAAGGTAATGGCAAGGTCTTTAAATATAGTAATTGGCGCAGACATTGAAAAGCTGCAGAAAGGTTTTAACGATGCCGTCAGTGTAGTACAATCGAGCGGCAAGAAGATGAGCGAGGCGGCCGCAGAAACCGCCAAAAGCATACAGGATAGGCTTGCGTCTATTGCTACCAAGAACCCGACAGCGGGAACTGTTAGGCAGTTGACCAACCTAGCCATGGAGGCCAGGGCTTTGGGTCCTGAGTTTGCCGGGGTTGCAAATGAAATAATAAAGCAAGCAGGTAGAATTAAGGATAGCATTGGCGATGCACGGGCTGAGGTTGGGTACTTTGCTAGTGACACTAGAAGGCTAGATGCTGTGCTAGGTGGAGTGAATGCGGTCGCTGGGGCCTTTGGCGCAGTAGAGGGAGCGCTTGCACTTAGTGGCGTGCAAAGCGAAGATCTACAGAAAACCATGGTTAAGCTGCAAGGCGCTATTGCTTTGGTTAATGGAGTGACTGCAATACAGGCGGCTTTGCAAAAAGAAAGCGCTGTTATGCAGGGCGTACTTTCTGCGGCTACTACAGTGCAAACTTTTGTTATGGGCCAAGCAACGATTGCAGCTCGTGTTTATTCTGCTGCATTAATAGCAACGGGAGCGGGTGCAGTTATCGTGGCCATTGGTTTAGTTATTACATTGTTTCAAAAAAGCGGCAAAGCTATTGAAGAGGCCAAAGAAAAATTAGCATTATTAGAAAAACAGCAGGAACGTGGGCTGACATTGGGGCAACGCAGAATTAAAGAAGAAGAGCGGGCTCTTGATTTGTTGGTTAGTAGAGCGCAGGCAGAGGGCAAAAGCGAACAATATATTTACAACTTAAAAAAAGCAAGTCTTGAAAAGCAAAAGGGCATTTACCAACAATATGGCAAAGAGGCTCTTGAATTATTAGATAGACAAAGAAACGCTGAATTATACACAGTTGAAGCCAACAGTAAAGAAGCCACAGCAATAAGAAAAAAATATACTCAGCTCGAATCGGATTTGCGCTATTCGATTAATAACGAATATCAAAGCAAGGTTGCGAGTTTGCAAATGGATGCAGACAACATTGCAAAAAGCGCAAGAAGTCAAGATCTAAAAGACTACAAACAAAACACAAAAGACAAAGAAAAGGCAGCCAAAGAATTGGCAGACCTAGAGGCAGACCTAGCAAAAACAGGCAAAACTAAAGGCACTGGCGCTGGCGCATTTCAGGTGCTAGATCCTGAGCAGGAAAAGAAAAGCCCTGCACAATTGGCACTTGAAGATATTGAGGCAAGCAAAGCCACATTTGAAGAAACGCCACCTATCACAGCGGCTGACCTTTTTGCTGCCGACGACATTACAACAGAGGTTGAAGTAATTAAAACAAGCATCGGCACTCTATCGCCAGAGATGCAGGCAATGGCTGACACATCCTCGCAAGCATTTCGCAAACACAAAGCAGAGGTTGAAGCCGCAACTGCTGCACAATTGGCATACGAGGAACGTGTAAAGCAATCAATGGAGCAGGTCAACAATGCTTTTAACCAACTTACTGCACAAGGGTTAGAAGAATTTGGCACAATGATCGGCGACCTTTTGACAGGACAAGCAGATACGTTTGAGAGTTTTGGTAAAAGATTGTTAACAGCAGTGGCCGGGTTTATGAAATCATTCGGCCAAGCATTAGTTGCAACAGCTACTGCATCAAAAGCATTCAAAGAATTGCTAATTAAAAACCCGGTATTAGCTGCTGCTGCCGGTGTTGCATTGATTGCGGGCTCTGCGGTTATTACTAATATGTTGAATAAAGGACCCGCGCCTACAGCCTTCGCCGAGGGTGGTATTGTTAGCGGTCCTACATTGGGCTTAGTTGGTGAATACCCAGGGGCAAGTTCAAACCCCGAGGTTATTGCACCACTTGACAAATTGCGCAGCATGATTAAAACAAATGACACTAGCGGCTTTATCGCAAGCACTACAATACAGGGTAGAGACTTAGCAATAGTTTTAGAACGTTACAGCAAAGATTCAAAAAGGGGATAATGGCACGCATTTACTACGGTACTTTTAAAAGTATTCAAGACGTTGATTATAAAGTTGAGTTATGGGATGCGCCAAGCGGTTCAGCGGTTGGAGGCACAGAGTTAAAACTAGCAGGGGAAGGCTTTGTAATTGACAGAAGCGGCGAAGGCTCGGCAACTTATGAATCATTTATTAGATCGTCTCGCTGCACTACTAATTGGGTCATGCCAAATAACACTGTGCTTGCAGATTTTTTAAGCATAAGCACAGAGGCCGAAAACAACTGGGCTATGATTGTATACCGCGAGGATGTGCCTATATGGATAGGCAGAGTAATAGCGGACCAAATGACGCGACTACGTGAGGCCATACAAGCCAAAACGCAAATATCGCTTGCGGCTGTAGATGGTTTAGAATTGTTAAAAGGGTTTCGAGTTAGCGACCTTTGGTTTACTGATGGCAAAATAACTTTAACCTATTTGTTTCGCAAGTGCTTAGAAGAAATAAACTTGTGGCAATATTGGGATGTGCTTGGAATAACTCAATATTATTTTTATGATGCTGCTTTAATGTATAGCGCTGAAGCAAGCCGTAAAGGTATTGATTTGATTAAGGGGAATTTAAACGCTTTTGTCAAAAGCTTTGACCCAATGAAAGACGTGCGAGCTATTGACGTCGATGCTGGATATTATGCGGATAGCAATATGCTTACATGCGCGGAAGCGATGGAGCAAATATGCGCAACGCTTCAAGTGCGTTTAATTCATGAGATGGCAGGCTATTGGTTAGTTCCTGTCAATGGATATTTTAATACTACTTTAGCCTATCGTCGCTATTCATATACGTTGCAGTATATTGGTACGGGCTCGTATACGCATAGGCAAACTCTTGCAAGCCCTCGACCACAATGGGCAGCCAAGCCGTCGCTTTACTATCAGCCTGCTGCGAAATTGGTGCGTGTTAATACGCAAAGAATGTTAGCGGGTAGTCATATTAGAAAATTTTTAAATCAATCTACTAGCTCATTTAGTAAAACCTTTGCAGATTGCCCAACGGGGTCAACGCCCGATGAAGTACCAGTGCGCATAAAATTATTAATTAAATTTGAACGTAGTTATCCTAGTGGCAAGGTTGAAAACAAAACCGAAATACGGTATCAAATTGCTTGTTTCAATCCAACAACATCTAGTAATTTATATTTACAAGATGATGGCTATTGGGCTTCTAGTTATAAATTGTATGAGGTTTTTGTAGATACTCGAGGGCAAAAAACGACCTGGAATAGTTACATGATTGAACACCAGGCAACAACTCTGCCCGCCGGGTATACTGAATTAAGCATGAGCGTTAGCACTGTTCGAGGCTTGGTCAGAACTTACAGCAAAACAAGCGGATGGCAAACAAGCGCCGCAGCTGTTAAGCCATTTTGGGGATCGTTTCAAGTTGCCTTTGCAGATGCATCACCTTACAAAAACCCCGATTTAACTTTTGACATTGAAGAAATATTTAGCCCATCTACAACTTCAGCGTTAAACAGCACAGAAATAAATTTAAATATAAAGCATTACGTCACAGAAAACATCTACGGCGTTGGTACTTTATATGCTTATGATGGCAGCACGGATGTAATTGCTGCCGACTGGTATGGCGGTTGGGATTCCGTAACCCACGGCACCCTTACTGAGATGATAGGCACGGCAGTAGGTGGTTGCTATAAAGATTTTTTGCAAGTGATTCGTGGCAATTGGGTAGACAGTGGCACACTTACCGCAATCAAAACTTTATACTTTGATAGTGGCGCATGGGTGCTGAACGGCTGTAGCTTTAAAGCAAAGTCTGAAGAGTGGGATGGCGAATGGCTTTATTTAGCGCCAACTTATTCAGGGCTTACATCTACGGGCGAAGGTTACAAAATTGATCCTAACAAAAACGACGACAAAGTAAACTACGCACTAGAGGCCGTTGCCGATATAAACGGCTCGATAAACTTTGTGCCTGATCAAGTTTTAGAAACTTTAATAAACGACGCAGATGGCGCACCAACTACACAGCCTACATTGAATACACGATGGGAGGTAATGTTAGAGTATGTCGATAGTACGACGGTTGTAAGGTGGCACATCCAAGAGCACAACGCTTCTGTAGTTTACACAAACGGCACTCACACCATTACAAACGGCTACGAGTTAATTATTTGCAACAGCACCGACGGCAACGTAACTATAAACCTACCGAATGCCACCGAGAGCAAGGGCAAAAAATACTACTTTATTAAGACAGCCACGGCGCACGTTGTAACTATTAACGGCGGGTCGTATAACATTAACGGGGCGAGTGCAACTACAATCAATTCGCTATATGGCAGCAAGACGATAATTTCGGACGGCGCACAGTGGTATATTATTAGCGAGGCTTAATTTGTTAACGAGTCTGCGGTAGGCCTTTTGTAAATTTGGCGTATGGCTGTTGCTTTATATACTGGCGAAGATGTTACCATTGCCATTGACTTGGTCGACGACGCTTTTTCTTTAATGGCCGATGTCATTGTAGGCGTAGTTATTAACGACGTTTTAAAAATTACTTTCAAGAAATCACAGAGCACAGTTACTGCTATAAGTGGTTTCCCAAATCAATGCTCAGTTAAATTAACCCGCGCCGTAACTAAGGAGTGGGAAGCGGGCATGCTTTCAATTACAATTCAGCAACGCCCTTACAAAAAATTCATGAGCAACGATATCATTGTACAGATACCAGGGGCCACGAGTATAACCGTAGACGATGCACCAGCGTCGGCCGTGGTTGTAACTTTCCCGGCATCCACCGAGGTGGTAACGTCTGTCATTGATAAAGGGGTATTGTATGGAATCCAAGGGGCAAGCGGTTTGCCGGGTGGTGTTCTGACTGTAAACAATCAGAGCGGAAACGTCAGCCTAACAACGCAAGAGATTCCCGAGGTTTCGACAGCCCTGTATTATACAAACGAGCGTGTAGATGATAGGGTTGCGCAGTTACTACAAGCAGGATCAAATATTACATTAACCTATAACGACAGCGCCAACACCCTAACCATTGCCGCACAGGGCTCAGTTACTTCTGTAAATGGCGAGGTCGGTGTTGTTGTGTTGGATAAAACGGACATAGGCCTAGGCAATGTCGACAACACTGCAGACATAGATAAGCCAGTGAGCACAGCGCAAGCTGCGAGCATTGCAACCAAGGCAAGCACCACGGCATTAACAAACCACACAACCAACTACAGCAACCCGCACCAAGTTACAAAGGACCAAATCAGTTTGGGCAATGTGCAGAATGTG